AGGTGCCTGATATCAGCCTAGGTGGAACTTCACATTCTCCGGTGCCTTCGGCAATGGACGCTATTGCAGTCAAGGCTCTCCGTGATTTGAACAAGTGAGTAAATAATGTTCGTTGGTCTTAGTATTCTACTTGGGATCATTCTATATATAGTTTTGGCCGGCGCAACCCATGGTTATGGTAAATACAAATGGCCACCAACCATAGAAAGACAATATATAGGATATTGTTATGTAAATGTGGATGTAAATGAAAGCAAAAGATTATGGGCAACGTATTGTTGGCCGTTCTACTGGATTTTCATTTGGCCATTTACTAAGACCAATGAAGTAACTTTTTCTCGTATTGAAAAAGAAGCGGCCAGACAAATTGTCAAAAACAAAACTCGCATTGCTGATTTAGCTGCCACACGTGCCCAGCTTGAAGCCTCCAATGCTGAGTTGGAAAAGGCCGAAGTTGAACTAGAAAAAGAAATGGCAATGTTATGAAAACTTTATCTAAACCAAGAAAGCCTCTAAAGAAGGTATGGATAACTAATAGTGCCTCTTATCCCTTTAGCTACAACTATTCGGCGGGCACTAGAAATGGCTCGGCCACTGTTGAAGAGTTCTTGGTTTGGATTAAAAAATCTATCCCAGCTAATGCTAAAAACGTTAGATTGGGACTATACTCTGATGATGATTACGATATGGATGGCAATATGATTTCTTCGTTTCCAAAACTGGAATTGACTTGGGAAGAAAAGATTGATAATCCCATCTATGAAAAACAGATGAAGAGATACGAAAAGAAACTGATAAAGTGGAAAAAAGAACAATGAGCCACTCGGTCTACGGTTATGGGCCAGATTTCAAATCTCTGTTGCTTGTTGATGAGGGTATGTGGGTAATTAATGGATCATGGCAAATAGAAAAGAAGAATGAAATTTTCTATTGTGTAGCTCCCCACGATACATTTCCGATAGACATCCGTTTACTTGGTTACATCGATTATGATGGTAGCTACAATTCAACTCTAAGAAGATTTGAAAATGGTGAAGGGATGCACCTTTCCGCAGAGGCGAAGCCCGCGGTTGAGGTTGTTGAATCAGAATTGTGTAAGCGTAAATATTATGGAATTGAATGTTCTTGCTCTAAGTGTGTTAATAGGTGATTAGAATGTCAGAAGTGAAAATGGTGGTGGGATATCCCGCCTCTGGTAAGAGTACGGTTACCAAAGAATTGATCAAGAAGGGCGCTATTTCTCTTAATAGAGATACTGAAGGTGGTACCATTGCTGGTCTTCTTCCTAAAATGGAAGCTTTGTTGAAAGAGGGTAAGAACATTGTTCTTGATAACACATTCCCAACCATTGAAGTTCGTAAGCCTTTCATTGAGTTAGCTAAGAAGCATGGAGCAGTCGTTACCTGCACCCTAATGAGCACTTCTATTGAAGATGCGCAGTTTAATGTGGTTCAGCGAGCCATTGGGCTAATTGGCAAGTTCCCAACACCAGAGGCTATCAAGGACGCTAAGCATACTAACATCTTTCCTCCAACTGTCTTGTTTAAGTATAAGAAAGAGTTTCAAAAGCCAACCGTGGAGGAAGGTTTCTCCAAGGTGGAAGTGCATAAGTTCACTCGTTTACATAATCCGGAGTTTACTAACAAAGCACTGATTGTAGATTATGACGGAACTCTTCGTGAATGTATTGGTGGGAATGAGAAGTTTCCTGTTTCTAAAGATCAAATCGAAATTAAACCTAACCGCACTAAAGTCCTACAAACCTACAAAGACAAGGGTTATATCTTGCTCGGAATCTCTAATCAAAGCGGCATTCACAAGGGCGAATTGAGTGACGAGACGGCTCGTGAGCTATTTGATTACACCAATCAACAGCTTGGAATTGATATTGAATATCGATTCTGTCCTCATCAGTCTGCGCCAATTTCCTGTTATTGTCGTAAACCTATGAGCGGGGTGTTTGTCGAGTTTATGCTCAAGTACAAACTCGATCCTAAGCAGTGCATTATGGTAGGCGATATGACTACTGATGAGACGTTTGCAAAACGCTCCGGTATTCAATACGTTGATCAAGCGGAGTTTTTCAAATGAATTGGACTATTATTCTTACTGATGAACAATTAGCTAGAATTAAATCTGTTTCTCTGGCCAGAAATGCTACTAACAGAGGAGCTTCTAATCCAGATGGTGCAGTTATAGATAGTCTTACGGCTGATGAGGTAGGAGCAATAGGTGAGGAAGCCGTTTCTTCTATAATGAAATTAGAATGGGACGGGAAACATTTTTCTTTTGAAGATTGGTTAGAGTGGAGGAAATCTGGTGGGGATGTCTCAGGGCTGGAAGTCAAATGCACTAAACACCCTAAAGGTCGCTTATGGGTCAGAGAATATGAAAAGGTTAAATTGAATGCTCCCTATATTCTAGTTAAAGCCGACAGGCTACCAGAAGTTACTCTCGCTGGCTGGGCTTATGGTAAAGAAATTAAACAAGATATAAACTGGGAAGAGGGCTTATATGGTAAGCCAGTTTATTACATCCCGACTAATAAGCTTCATCCTATGGATGACTTATTGAAGTTAATTGAGAAGAAATTATGATTAAAGTAGAAATGTTAGTTGGTATTCCTGGTTCGGGTAAGTCTACTTACGCCAAGCAAGTGGTTGCCAAGGATCCAAATAACTGGGTTCGAGTAAACAATGACGATTTGCGTGCCATGATGAATGGTAGCGTGTGGAGCCCTGACTATGAAAAGATGGTTACGGACGCCCGCAACTATCTTATCCGAGATGCATTGAAGCGCGGGAAGAATGTCATCATTGACAATCTTAACTTGAACCGTCGTCATTTCGATGATGTCTGTAAGATTGCTAAGTCAGTGAATGCAGACATTCAGGTCTTCGAAAAAGCCTTCTACATTGATTTGGAAGAGGCTATCGCCCGAGATGCTAAACGAGAAGGTAAGGCCAAGGTTGGCGAAGAAGTTATCAAGAAGTGGTGGAAAGAGTCTGGTAAAACTCAGTTCAAATTCTATAAGCCACGTGTAGAAATCTATCAGGAGCGTAGGGGCAATCTACAGTCTACTGTGGATGCGCCTGCCTGGGATGATTCTCTTCCTACGGCCGTCTTGTGTGATTTGGATGGAACCCTGGCTTTGATTCATAACCGAAGCCCATACGATGCTAAAGACTGTGATATCAAAGACCTGCCAAATTGGCCTGTCATTGAAACAGTTCTTGCTCATTATAGGGCTGGTCGTAAGATCATTTTCTGTTCAGGGCGTGAAGATAAGTACCGACCAGAGACCATTAGGTTTATTGAGAAGTACTGTGTGCAACAGGATGGGTTCGCTTGTACACAAATGGAATATGAACTTCATATGAGAAAGACCGATGACTTCCGCAAAGATGCTATCATCAAGGAAGAAATCTATCAAGAACACATTGAAGGGAAGTATAATGTTCTCTGTGTATTGGACGACCGCAATCAAGTGGTTGAATTCTGGCGCAATAAGGGACTTACTTGTTTTCAAGTGGCGCCCGGAGATTTCTGATGCGCGGCAAAAAGAAACAAGTACCCAAGAACTTCTTTGTAGTAACAAAGAAGGTGAACAATGCCGAAGTATCGTATATGCCAACCTTCTTTGTTACTCGTAAAAAACCTAAGAAAGGTTCTAGGTTCTCTGAAATATTACCAGGAGAATATACTCATGTTGGAAAGTGTGAATATGTTCCTGAGCATCGAGAGCTTGTTGTCAAGATATATGAAATTGCCAATGATGATGGCAAGATAGTCCGAACCCATCTTGAAACATTCACAATGGAAAAACTATGAAAGAACCATTTATCAACCATATGTTTCCTGACAATTACAATCGGCCTTGGGCTTCTGACTATGAAGCCCGCACCGAAGATGTGACCATTTATGGTTATTACGAGAAGTTTCGTAACGATGATGATAGACAATATTGTGAATATTGCGATGAAGAGCTGGGCTACAAAGATGGCGAGTATTTAGATTGTGATTGTGTAGATGCCAAAGATGAGCAAGAAGATAGGGGATCTTTTCCGAAGCTATCACAAGTAACTCTTCAAACTATTCTAGATATGTTGCCCGAAGGAGTTAAACCATCCGATGTTAGGATATCTATGAGCCTTGACACTGGAGATATGGGTATCTATGGACAAGAGATAAGCTTCTCTTACAGGAAGACTTTTGAGGCAGATCCCGAGGGATTCAAGGCCGCCCAAGAACAATATGAGAAGAATTGGCAAGCCTATCTCGTTGAAAAGGCAAAGTATGACGAATGGGTAAAGCAACAAGAGATTCAAGCCCTTGAAGCTAAATTAGCCTCACTGAAAAAGTGAGGAGTTTGGATAGGTTGCTTGACGCCCTATTTATTAGAATTACGATAGTAACATGATCAAGCTACCTCGAACCCTACACATTGAAGGCTCCGGCCTGTCCTCTCCCAAGGACCCGGAGGTAATGCAATTCAATAAATTGGCTGGTGAATTTCTAGTGGTCGAAGAAAAGCTGGACGGCACTGGCGTCTCCATCTTTTTTGATGACCAACTGGAGATGCATATTTGGCACAGAGGAAGCCCGGCAACTGGTAAAGAGTTCGCTCGACTTCACTCTTGGGCCTTATCTCACCAAGATAAACTATTTGATCTTCTAGAGAACAGATACGTTCTGTTTGGAGAATGGATGTTCTATAAACACACCATTTTCTATGACCAGCTACCGTGTTATTTCTTTGAATCTGATATGTATGATCGCAAGGGTAATATTTGGCTTTCTACGCTTGCTCGAAGCGTCTTGCTATCTGGACATGACTATATTCGGTCTGTACCTGTTTTGGCAAGCCTTAAGCCTACTAGGCTCAGTCAACTTACCGATCTAATTAAGAAGCCTTTGTTCCAATCAGAACACTGGCAAGAATTTTTGTGGAAGAAGGCTGAGAAAGGTCAGCTTGATTTAGAGAAGGCTCTAATGGAATGTGATAGGTCTTGTCTATCGGAAGGGCTCTACATTAAGCACGAAGACGATAGGCGAGTTGTTGGTCGTTACAAGTATGTACGACGAGATTTTGTTGAGAATATTATTAACTCAGGAAGTCATCTAATTGATCGAGTTCCAATGCGAAACCTTACTGTTCAGGAGGCTTGGTTATAATTATGGCTATCATGTTTGGAGTAATGATGCTCCTAGCAGTCTATGTTCTTTGGAAGCTATTCGTTGATGGCTGGCTTTTCAAGGGCATATTGTTTTTTGCCGGATGGTTTGGGCTTTATGTTTTTTGCCGAGTCTATGTAGAGGGCGCAGATAAAGTTGCAATTACATTCGGGGAAAATACGACCATGAGTTGGGCGGCATTGGTTCCGTCTGTAATTTGTTTTCTAGCTTTACTATGTACAAAGGTGTATGATGACTAAGATGTTTAAGGAGAATGGGTGGCTGTCTGAAGAGGGTAAAAAAGTTCTACAGCCATTGCATGATGGTCTAATGGAAGTTATGTCCTCACCCGAGGTGCGTAATATGTCTGTGCAAGAACTGCGAACTTTGCAAGCCAATCTAGCTAAACTGGTTGGTGATACTATGTCTGGAGCAATTTACGTTCGTAACAAGCAAGAGGAATAAGATGAAGTTGTTAGTCCAGGAATATCTGGAAACTCATACGTTTGGAGATTTGGCACGTGAACATGGAGTCTATGCCTCATTCTCTAAGTCTGGTTATAAGTTCTCACTAAACTATGATCAGATTGAAGCGAAAGAGTCTGATCCATTGGCTCAAGAATGCCGCGGACTTATTTTGTCTTCTGCGGATGGTAAACCATATCCTTGGAATCCAACACCAGAAGGCAAGCTAAGTCGTGATGATATCAAGGCAGGAGCTACCCAAATTCTTGCTTTTCCAATGAAAAGATTCTTTAACTATGGTCAAGGGGCTGCGGCTGATATCAATTGGTCGGATCCTAAACTGGCCATACTTGAAAAGCTTGACGGAACCCTATGTATCGTCTATTGGGATCCAGTTTCTAACCAGTGGTGCGTGGCAACACGTTCAGTTCCTGAAGCAGATTTGCTGATGGACAATGGTATCTATACCTTTAGAACTCTGTTCGAAAAGGCATTGACTGAAACCACTGGCTATGAGTTTGATGTCTTCACTCGATACTTGGATAAGGCATACACCTACTGCTTTGAATTGACAACTCCATACAACCGTATTGTAGTTGAATATAAGAACAGTGGTGTCACCTTACTGGCAGTTCGTGGACTAATCACTCTACAGGAACTTGACTTCAAGCACCCTGTGGTTGATTTGCTTCCAACTTGTCTGCCACTCGTACAGGCACACACGTACACGTCTGTGCAAGAACTTATAGATTGGGTATCCACGTTGAACCCGATGGAACACGAAGGTGTTGTTGTTCGAGATTCGCAATTCAACCGAATTAAGGTCAAGAATGCAGCCTACGTTGCTTACAACAAGGTTCGTGATGCTTTGGCAACTTCTCCACGTAATATGGTGGAGTTGATTCTTCTAGAAAAGGAAGACGATGCGATTCCTCTTCTACCAGAAGAGATTGTAAAAAATCTACAAACCATCAAGGCGGGTATTCAAAAGGTTATCAAGGAACACGATGCCGCCTATGTGGCTGCTAAGGCGCAAGCCGATGCAACCATGCCAGGCGACAAG